ACCAATCCCCTGTTGAGTCTGTACGTTTCAACATAACAAGGGAGGCCCCTGAAGAAAATCCACAGTCCACATCAGTTGAGCTTCCAGAATGAGACACAGAACCTACTTTAGATACGCCTGCCACTGTAGCAAAAAGAAAAGCTACATATTTTTTTGTGCTTTGATTAACAACATTATTTGTTCCAACAGTAAAAACAGAACTGGTAGGTGTTGTATTATTAAATACAGTAGATCCAGAAAGACTAAACTCTGCCTCATTGCTGTTTAAATAAATTGCTCCAGTGTTTCCTGTCGCAGAATGATAGACTGCCCATGAATGTGTTGCATCTGTACTTTTTATCCATATCATTTCTGGCACAACAGTTAAACTATGTGATACATTTTGATTAGACCCTGTTCCTGTATAAGCAACTACATCGTGATAACTGGGAGCACGCCTCCAAAAATAACCTATATAGCCTGATAAACCACCAGAGTTATGATAATGACCAAACTGTGAATCTCCAAAATCCCAAGCACCTTGACCAGTAGGCTGAGTATTAGTGGCGTTACTATATAGATACCCCTTGTCACGTAATCTGTAAGACCAGTACCTATTGTCACTAGAACCTTTATTTGCAAACATAGCTGTGTCTATAATATTATCAGAAGTAAAAGCAGGGTTATTGGTAGTAGAATTTTGAATATCAAACACACTAGACGCTGCGGTTGGTGTAGCCATTGGACCACGCCGGATTGCCATGTAGATGAAGGTTTTATTGTCTCCCATGCTGGAATTAGTGCCAACTTTAAATCCAGTGCTGGTAATCTGAGGAAAACCTGCGCTTGTATTATCTCCTGTGCTTTCTGCACCTGATGAATTTGCCTGTAAGTTTGCCTGATTATTTACATCCCAACCACGCATAATGTCCCATATATACCAGCCAATAGTGGAGGTGGCAGATTTTACGAGAAGCCACTGAGGTTCAAAACCAAGATCAATGGTGTTACCAGAAGAGCTAGAATGTGTAAAACTCCCACACTGGATCATACCATCAGAGCTTGTGTCGTGACCAAAGAGGTAGGCTACATAAGTTGAACCATTAGAATTTGTTGCACTATTATTTCCCACTGTAAATTGCGTAGAAGTGGGAGCAGTATCGTTCCATTGAGTGCTATCGAATTGTGCATCTGTTAAATTAACAAGAGTTGAATATTCTTCTGGATTAGTGCCGCCATTATGGCCTCTATGATATACAGCAAAATCATTTTGACCGCTTGTCATCTTACAAATAATCATACCCGGCACAGCATCAAGATTATGACTGATGTTTTGATTAGAACCATTTCCAGTATAAGTAACTATGTCAAAAAACTTACTAGCTTTTTTAAAGGTCCAAGATACATATGTATATGTATCTCTATTAAATCTATCTGAATTTGAGTCTTGTCCTAAAACATAACCTGTAGAACTAAATGAAGTTATACCTTCTTGAGCATAACTGTCAGTTCTGAGGGCTGCGTTAGATTCACTACGTAAATATTTCTGTGCGCCATTTTCTGTATCTACAAGTGCATGACCAATGGATTGATTTCTAGATTTAGTCCATACCAAACCACCCTTGCCAGCTAAATCTATATTGTTAGTTATTGAAGTGTCAGCCGTTCCATTCCCTGTGTATAAAAACGTGCTAAAGTTATTCTCAATAAATGTATCTGGATTAAGCACACCAGCTTCAGGCCATGTATTACCACGTCTAGCCCTTGCCTGATCTTGTAGTGACCACATACCAGAAGCTACACCATCTTTAAACCGACTAGTAGGATTTACTATTGTAGGTGTTATCACACTTTTAAAGAATCTAGTTTGTGACATTACTAAAGTCCTCCATGTTGAGAAGAAGTTGCCTTCATCCCATTTCCAGCAACTGTTAAGTCTCCAAAATCTGAGGCATTACCTGTTGAGGCTATTGTAACAAAATCTATTTCATTTTTTTGAGAGATACCAGCAAAACCACCACCCCAAACACCTCTTAAAGAACTAGAAGTAGCACTAAGAAAATATCTTGCTACTGTTAAGTCTCCAAAATCTGTAGCATTACCTGTAGAAGCTATAGTAAAATACTCAATGGTATTTACTGCAGTACTTCCTCCACCAATCAATCCCCTAGTAGAAGAGCTACAACCTGCTAAACTACGTGTTGCAGTAGATAAATCACCAAAGTCTGTGGTATTACCAGTTGAACCTATTGTTATGTATTGAACAATATTTGTTGCTGATGAGCTAATTTGTCCACCTGCAAATACTCCTCTAGTAGAGGAACAAAAAGAAGCTGGATCTGAATTTGCAGCACCTAAATCTCCAAAATCAGTACCATTACCAGTTGAAGCTATTGTTATATATTCTATTACATTCAAATCCGTAGATGATTCATTTATTCCCCCACCAAAAATACCTCTAGTGCTGCTTGAAAAGCCGTCATCTCCTCTGTATCTATCTGTTGTTAAGTCACCAAAATCTTGAGCATTACCTGTTGAGGCTATTGTAACATAGTCCATAGTTTCCATACTAGAACCTGCTCCAGCACTTGATGCATCTGTTGAACCTCCACCACGCACTGCCCTAGTAGATGAACTACAGGCTCCATTATATATTGAGTTTGTTGTTAAATCCCCAAAGTCTGTAGCATCTCCTGCAGTACTTATATTAACAAAATCAATTACAGTAGCTCTAAGATAACCTCCAAAAAACAAACCAAAGGCAGGTGGACTAGGCCAATCACTAGCGTTCTGATACTGAGTTGTAATACTCCACACACCATTATAGTTGGGCATTAGGACAACCCTCCGTGACCATTAGAAGTACCTGCACTTTTAGCTCCATCTTCAACATCACCAAAATCAGAAGCATTACCTAAAGAAGCGATAGTAACATAATTCAATTCAGCATCAGCTTGAAACAATGCCCTAGTTTTAGTTGAACCTGCATACGTGTCACTATGAGCCGAACGTAAATCACCAAAGTCTGTGCCATTACCTGTACTTGCTATAGTAAAATATTCTATTACATCAACCTCCGCTGAACCAGTATAACCACCCCCAACTAAAGCTCTAGTTGTACTTGCACATGACGCCGTTCCTGTTTTAGAAGCAGTTAAATCTCCAAAATCAGTTGCATTTCCCGTAGACCCTATAGTTATATAATCAACTGTATTTTGAACACCCATTAGGTATTACCTCCAAAAAACATACCTCTTGTTGAACTACTAGCCCCTGCGTTCATAATTTCTCTACCTTGAGTTAAATCACCAAAATCCGTAGCATTACCAGTAGAGCCTATAGTGATATACTCTATAACATTTAATGGGCCTGAACCCCCTGCAAATACTCCTCTGGTATCATTTGCCAAACCTGCTGTTAAATTTCTTGTAGCAGTTAAGTCTCCAAAGTCTGAAGCATTACCTGCTGAAGTTGGATTAACATAATCCATAGCATTAGTATTAGCAGAACCAGTGTACCCACCACCTGTTACCGATCTGGTTGCATTACTTAAAGCTCCAAAACTTGATCTACCACCAGTTAAGTCTCCAAAGTCAGCTTCATTACCTAATGTTTCAATAGTAACAAATCTAATATCTACTATGTCATTTCCTGAACCGCCATAAAGCCTACCACCAAATCTAAGCAGACGAGTGCTATCAGCAACAGGAGTAAAACTAGCACTAGCAACACTAGCAGCAGATGTACCAAAAGCGTTAGCGGCATAAACTCTAGCTGTGTAAGACGTGCCGTTAGTTAAACCAGTAATAGTTATGGGTGATGAACTACCTGTAGCTCCAATACCATCATTAGTTGTTGCAACAAATCCTGTGATAGCAGATGTACCTGTATCAGTGGGTGCAGTAAATGCCACACTAACCTGTCCATGATCACTGAGAGTAACAGAATCTACACTAGGTGCATCAGGTGCATTTATCCCATCAGTGCCAATAAAACCAGCATTTCTTCTGACCATTACTAATTACCTTTAGTCTACTAGAAGTTCGTAACTTACTAAATATGTCAAGTCACTGTTTGCAGAGGCTGTAACTGCAAGCAAGTCTGTCTCATCTAAATAAAAACCATTATCTTTACCTACAACAACCAATGAGGCATCAGCAGGTACAGATACCGTACTAGCAATCTTTACATAGTTTGATCCGTTGTCCGTACTTACCTCTACTGTAACATCAGCAGCATTAGTGCCATCTATGTTTGCTATGATAAGTGAATTTATCTTTGCACAGTTTTCTGCAGGGACATCTACAATATCTGCCCTACTTGTCGTGACTGCACCAACTGCTACTTTAGGTGTAATAGTTGCTACATTAATTATATTTGGAGTTGCCATTTACCTTTTCCTTTTTATCCAAACACTATCGCCATAGCAATAGCAAAGCCCTTAGTGGCAGCACTACCAGCAGCGTAAGTTTTTACATCTGAGGCAGGAATAGTTTTCATTGTTCCACCATCATTAACTACAAATCCATCAGCATCTGCTAGTGTTATTGAACCCCCAACAGAAGTGCCACCATCTAGTAAGTTTAACTCTGAGGCAGTAGAAGTTACACCGTCAAGTATATTTAATTCTGCAGCAGTAGAGGTAATAGATGTACCAGCTATTTGTAATGTTGTTGCATTTACTTCTCCTGATGATCCATAGATAACTGCTTTACTATTTACTATTGTTCCTGCAGAAGAGCCATCTACTAAATTAAGTTCTGTTGCCGTAGAAGTTACACCATCTAAAATATTTAACTCTGCTGGTGTAGAAGTAATTGCAGTGTTACTTGCTGCAGCTAAAACAGGAATAGTACCACTTTGGTTAGGTAGATTAATAGTACGGTCTGCTGTAGGATCAATAATAGTAAGCGTAGTCTCGTGTGCATCTGCTGTAGCACCCTCAAACACAACAGCGTTCTCTGCGTTCATTGTTACTGTATTTACGACCGTAGAAGTACCACTGACTGTTAGGTTGCCTGATACTGTGAGGTTGTCTGCTACAGTTACCTCTGAAGTGCTATGCCCTAGTGTAATAGCTGTACCAGATATACCAGTACCAATAGACACTGACTCACTACTATTAGCGGTATCAATTATAAGATAAGCATCTGATCCTTGTTTAATTGTAAGTGCAGTTGCTGAGTTATCTGATACTGCTACGTTAATATCTGTTCCATCTGCACTAATAGAGTCAAGAGCAATGTCACCTACATTAGTAATATTGTTGTCACCAAAACTAGTGTTATCTCCAAAAGTTTTGTTTGTTAAGGTATCTGTTGATACAAGAGATACTAAAGTAGAACTAGAACCTGCAGGTAATAGCATAGTATTAGTAACACTAGCAGAGTGAGGTTGTGCTTGTAAAAGTTGACCATGACTATTGGCTTCACAATTAAACTGTATAGCACCAGCATTAGTATTACCTCTAACTGTTACGTGGCCTGTGCCTTTTGCCTCTATCTCAAGGTCAATGTTAGAGTCACCACCTGTAGAGGATAGTTTTGGTGCATTGCCTGTAGCTGCGTTAGTTACATCAAACTGATTGACTGCAGAGCTTGTAGTTTGGAAGATTATCTGTTCGTTACCGTTTTCATCTCCTATAAAGTGTGCATCATCAATCAGTATGTTGTGCGAGTTAGTATCTAAGTTAGCACCTAGTTGTGGTGATGTATCCTCTACTATGTTTGATATGTTACCAGCAACACCTGTACCTGCAATAATAGCACTACGTGTAATCTTTTTAAGACCACCGCCAGAAGTATCTACAGCTAAAAGTACATCGTCATCTGCTGCTGTACTAATTTCTGATAAAGCAGTTACTAGAGTAGGATTAAAGTTTGTACCATCAGCAATAAGCAAAGCACCAGCAGTGTTAGTAGCCATAGTAAGGTCATCACCACTGATAGTAAGATCTCCTGCTATTGTAGCATTAGCACCACTAAATGTCAAGGCTGTTGTTGTGCCTGATTTAATAACAAGATTGCCAGAACTATTTGTAAGAGATCCGTATGTTGTACCTGCATCCTTTACAAATACATCTCCACCATCTGCGTCTAGTATAATATCACCAGAAGAATCTAGTGTAATGTCTGTACCATCGTTAGTAATAGTGTCAAGTGCAAGACTACCTACATTAGATATGTTAGCATCACCAAAGTCTAATGCACCTGCAACAGTAAGTGTACCTGATACATCTAAGTTACCATTTATGTCTATCAGTGTTGCGTTAAGTTCAATCTCATCTGTAGCGTTTATATCTAATACAGTAGCGCTGGGTGCATTAATAAACTGTGAGGCATCATTAAACTGTAAAGCCATAGTGCTGTTTAACAGTAATCCTGTATCAGCTACGTGCGTAAGTGTAACATCATTATCAGAACCAAAACCTAATACGGCAGCATCACTGTCTAATTTAAGATCGTTGCTAATTGTAACTGCGGTAGAGGCATTAATGTCTACAGTGGGTGCAGTAATCTCTATCTCTGTATCTGCATCAATATCAAGCTGTCCATCTGTGCTAGAGTTGATAAAGATAGCTGTATCACGAAACTGTACTTTTTCTGTAGATGCTACAAGTATATCATCAGAGAACTCAAAGTAGTCTTCATCCTCCATCCATTTTAATTCACCATCATTAGTTTCACCATCAAATGTAATAACAATATCTGTACCTGAAGTTCCTTGACCAAAGGTTAAAGCGTGTCCTGCCAGAGTGCTGATAGGACCACCTTCACCTGTTGTACCATCGTGTGTGTGTCCACTGCCAGCAGCGAAGGCAGCAAGTAATTGGTCAAACTCATCATTAGAATCTGATGCTTGGATTATGTCTCCGTCTGTAAAAGTGGACTGTCTTGTATATGTAGCACCCATTAGCGTCTAGCTCCTACTTGATATTCTAATTGAAATCCTTTTAGAGAGTACGGTGCAGATACACCATCATCATCTACCTTTAGTGCAACAGTAAAGCCTGAACCTTCTACTGGTTGTCTAACTAAGGGGTTTGTAGCACCACCGTAAACAAACTGTGTCGTAGAGGACGATGTGCTGTATGTAGCAGAACCATACTGTGCGCCTACGTTTGCTGTTGTCAAGGGGTAAGGCGCAGGTCTTGCTGATCCTGTGCTCTCATTGTCGTAACGTAATATTAAGTTGGCACTGATAGCAGCTTCTGGTTCGTAGTTAAGTATAACTCTGTGCATTTGTTTTCTTATACCTGCATCACCAAAGCTCAAATCTGGACCCCTGTACCTGCCTAATATAGTTGTACCGTCAAAGGTGTTTCCCTTTTCTTGCCTATGCACATAACCATCAAAAGATCCTTGTAGTATTATTACATCTCCCGAAGTTATAAAAGAATCCGTACAAGAAGGGCGTATGCCAAGTATCTCTGAAAACTCAAAGCCGTTCTCTCGCATAACACATGCAACACCTCTAGTTCTCTTTTCAGTTACCGTGGATTTAGAGAAAAATATTCTGTACTGTGTTTTATCAGGTATAGTCACACTCTCAAAAAGATCAGAGTCAACTATGTTCTTGTCAAACAAACCTTGCACGTTTTTAGAAACTGTACCAAGTTCAACGTCACCAATCCTAGCTGTACCTGCAACAGTTCTTAAACCATCAGGGCCAAGAAACATTAAGTCACCTGCATATTCTTGGATAGTATCTCCGTTAATGCAACCAATGTTTCTAGTCACAGGTTCAACTACAAAGTTTGATGCAGCCGTTCCTGACAATTTAAATATTCTATTCTCGCAGAAAATAAATAGTTCATTACGAAAAGCCTTTAATCCCACTATTGTATCGTCTACTTTAAAACTTCCAGCACCAGAACCTGATGTAAAATCATCTTCATCTTGAGCAACACTAAATACAACTTCTTGTGGAGTGCTAGACATACCAGCATAAAACATAAAGTTTTTGTGTGCTGCTACAAACTTAGCACCTGATACTGAACTTTCACTTACATCTGTGGCGCTCATAGCAGAGTTAAATACTACAGGTGCGTTAGTGCCATCCACACATATAAGTTTGTCGTTACCATCAAAATTAAAACGCTCAAAGTTGTACTTACCTGCGTTAGTTCTACCTGTATCTCTTTGCGTCCATGATTCTGATACTACATCATTCGCTGCATGGTTAGCTGCTGTCGTACTAGAGGTTGCACGAGTCACGCCTGTAAAGGTTGTAGATGTAACCCCTGTATAAGTAAATATCTCACTGTTTATTTGCAATGTACCGCTACTACTAAACCCTGCAGTAGAATCAACAGTAATTGTTCCAGAGCCTGTCATGCTTGTGCTGGACTCTACTTTTAAAAGTAACTCTGTAGAACCTGCGGTAAATATTCTTTCTCCACGAGCAGCTACAACTCTGTCTGCAAATATACAAGTTAGCAAAGTTTTTTCTGATGCAGTATTAGTTTGTGGTATCTGTTGGTTCACGTATTTACGAAAACCATTTATCCTTCTATAACCACCTTTGATGTCAGGCTCAAAGTTTACTAACTCAAGAGCTTGACCGGGCTGCATAATAAAAGTGGACTTGTTTAAAACTAGCCCACCTTCGCAGTTGAATGTAGCGGATTGGAGAGTTGATGTATCTGGCATTCTAAGATACTCTTAACACAGGATTGTATGTTGTTGTGTCATTTCCTAAAACAGTTGATCTTAAATAATCGTACTTGTTTATAACAAGCGTTTGCATATTCTTTATACCTTGTTCATATCTATCAAAGTTTACTTGGTATTGTTGCAACTCACCACGATACTGATACACGTATGCTACTGCACCGTCTACAATAATTGGTGCAAATCTATCTGGTATGGTTGTCGTATCGCCGTGTGCAGATAAGTCAGATGGGAATGTAAAGAAATCAAATGTCAACACATATTGTTTATCAGGAAATGGATATAGTAAATAATTATTGTCTAATGTCCTAACTATAAATCTAGGTATGCCACCTTTAGTAAACTGTGTCACTGTAACTCCACTAGAGTGTGTTTCTGCTGTAGTGCTATTGGCTCCTCTGGTACAACCTGTTATGTCATTACCTGTTATACCTGTATACGTAACTTGCTCACCTCCTATATGCACTGTACCAGAGGAGGCAAAGTCACTCGTAGATGTGAGTGTCAGTGTGGTCACAGAACTTGAATGTGAACCATTTAGCGTTGTAGATTTAACGTCATCCTCTTGAATAGCGTAGTCTCTAGAAATGTATTCGTTGTAGTTTAGCTTAGTTAAACTGTTACCTGTTGTATTTAGGTCAGTATCTTTTTTTATTCTAGCTGTGTTATAATCTATATACTTTGCACTCGTAGGTAAAGAGTATCTAGTTACACCAGCAGTTAGAGTTTGATTAGTTGTGCTATGATTAAATGGATAGCCAAACTCTCTTTGATTAATGTAACGTATGGCATCGTTTACTGCATTTTTACACTGTGTTTGCACCCCTCTAGATGCAGAGAAGTTAGAGGACGTAAGCTCTACCTCATTCATTCTAACAAGTGTTTTGTTTGTTAGTGTAAGAAATGTTTCTGCCATACTACTGTCCTAAAGATATAGTGAGGGGGCCAGTTGCCCAGCCCCCAAGTTTAGTTATGCGAGTAAATCACGATCCACTTCGTTAGCAGAACCTGACTGTGATACCTCATCCATAAGGACACATACCGCAAATACACGAATAATACCGCCAGTAATAGTTCCACTTGACGCATGAATCTCTACATCAAGAGTATCTGCTGATGCAGTAAACGCTGGTACGTTAGCAACAACACCGCTAGACAGACCTGCAGGTGGAGTGATGTCTCCTACTGAAGCACCGTCTAAGTCAAATGACGCAGCAAACAAGTCTACGTCTGTGCCTGTAATACCAACATGCAAAGCAGAGTCAGTGGTAGTACCTGTCATAGCAGTGACAACTTTGAAACCTGCGTACAGGACCATAGTGTTTGCTGGGACAGCAATAGCTTCAATGATGTCATTAGCCGCTAGAGCAGTACCACCGTTTTGTAGGATTGCATCTGCAAGATCAATATCGTTCTGCAGAGTTACCAAGCTGCCACGAAGCTGCTTGTTACCTGTACCGCCATTGTTGGAAGTAGAGGCTGAGTTTGTGCTCATTTCAATAGTAGCCATAATTCAATCCTCCCTTACGCTGCGTTATACTTGGCAGTCACGATACCTTCTGGACGAAGAATCTTTCTACCATATAGATGCATACCACGAACAATGTCAGCAAAGCTGTCAGGGTCACGATATGTTTCAGTCTTGTTGATCTGCTCTGCAGTAGCAACAGCACTGTCATGTCCACCAACAATCACTCCGAAATTAGAGTTCTGGTTGGCTGTTCCTGATGTGCCGGGTCCAGTTCCTACGGATGGTAGGTTTGAGGACGTGTACATACGGAAACCATGAAAGTTGTTAATCACAAGACCATTACGAAGGCCACCTGACTCACCATAATCAGCGTTCATGAAGCGGCTGTCTTCGTCACGAAGTAGCTCCATAAACACCGGGTCCACTACGAGCCAGCGACCATCTGTGTCTACCTGCTGTTGATCAAGCAAACGAGCCATACGAGCTACAACCATTGCTGGTGAAGCTGTTGCAGTTGGCAGTGATGTAGCACCGGGCATACGTGCTGTCAGTGGGATAGAGTGGTCCCCTGCAGACGCTGTAGTGATGTTACCAAATGATGACTTGATAATCTTCATAGAAGACAACAGTTCATCTGATCCAGCAGTAAGAACAGACTTAGAACCGTTTACGGTTGTGTTAGCTGTGTCTGGTGAACCATGTAATGCAGACTGTTTAAAACCTGCAAGATAACCTAGCACGTCTTGGTCGTACTGATCTTTCAGACGATAGGCTGCACGATCCGTAGCAAGCTGCATAAAGTTCACGTGCGAGTGTGCCTCTTCAATGTCATCCATTTTAAAAGCAAAGTAGTTGCTCTTGTCAATGGTTAAGTTGAAGTCTTCGTCATCAAGATCCTGCGCTGTGACAGTTGTGCCACGAGTGTAGGCTTGTACTGAAATTTCAGGTTCTTTGATAATACGCACGGTATCCCCTTGCGCACTAATCTCCCCAAAATAATCAGAGTTAGTTATTTCTCCTACTACGGTGCTTTTGCGAAACGCAAGCTGTACCTGTTTGGAGTAGATTATCGGACTAAAATTACCGTTAGGTAAGTTGCCGTAACCTGACGCCGATGAAAAAGCCATAATTAAAATCCTCCATATAGATGTTTGGCTTATGTTATTAAGCGTAACACTTTGAAAGAGGCTAGCTATTCTAGGGTGCAATCAACATACACGTTGGCCTTTGTGTATGATGTCGGGCCTATACTAAACTAGGTAGGTCTTATCTTAGTATTTTAGCTTAGTGCGTAAAAGTAAAAAGGTAGCTAGTTGTACTAGGGCTTTATACTTTTAGTTCATAGACATAGTTATATCTACTTAATTTACTATGTCAAGACTTTTTTTACCTTGCACCACCAGAAATATCATATACGAACTTACCGTTGCGTATTGCTTCCATAATATCATCTGATCGTGCTTCGTATTCTTTCGATGACATACGTTGTACGTCTGACTCTTTAATCTGTCCTGCCACACCTGCATCGTCAATCCTAGTGTTTCTTTTTGTCTTAACTTGTGATGCAGCTTCTTTTGTGTTGCGCTTCCTAGACTTTGTGTCCATGCCCTTGTCTACCTTAAACAAGTCTATAACTCGTATCACGGACTGAGGGTCATCTTGGTTCTCGTAAAGTGCGTCCTGTACCCACTTAGGTTGTTCTTCTGCCCAGTTGTGGAACTCATCACTATCTCGTAACTCATCAAAGTCAGTGTGTGCTGAACGTATTTCATTCTCTGATTTAGAGCGCTGGGTGGCAGCGTTGATCTTATCAATCTCTTGTAGCCTCAGATCTGCCTTTGCAAACTTTTCGTCTGCTTTCTTAGTAGCTATAGTCTC